GCCATATTTGTGCTAATTATATTATACTGCTAGGGTTATTATATTATATGCCCAAGGTTATTTTTGTTTTTTGATTTGTCGGTTGCGCCATGACAACTTGGCGCGGTTCTTAATTTTCAAAAAACACTTGTCTAACTGGCTAACTCTGGTGTCATGCCACCACTCCAAAACCAGCGCACAATGAGTCTCGCCACGTATGTTTTGAGCAAACTCGCAGTAATTCTCTTTCTTATCCGAAAGTACGCATTTTTCAGGGTAAATCATCGATAGGCGTAGGAATGAGAATATTGAGAATATTGAGAATATCTCTCTCTCTCTTCTCTATAAACTTAGTTTCGCATATTCTCATTTTTTTCTCATATGAGAATTTCAAATTCTCCATATTCTCCATATTCTCATTTTCTCCTGCATCGAGTTAATCAATAAAATCATCTAATTCTGTTACAATTTTACGATAATTTCCATGATCTATCTTGCGTATTAATCCTTGATCCTCTAGTCTTTTTAGCCATCCATACACTGCATTATTACTACTCAACTTCATCACACTCTCCAGCGCAGACGCAAACGCAGTGGTACTAAAATTATGACCATCTGTCATAACCGCAGCAAGCACTCGTTCTTCATTAGACTCCTTTGGATCACTATACCAATACATCTCATTTTTAGGAAGTGGCTTCATATATTTAAAATACAATTCACGCCGATCCTCTTCATCAATATTAATCATCTTAATTCCAACTGGTACATTATGCAACTCGTTATGACTGCGCACCTTTGTTATCTTCATTACCTTTAATCCAGGAACACGCCTAGCATCGGCCATTTGCACCAAACAATCCAAGAAGTTAGAATACGCAGATCCACCTAACAACTGCGATACATCCAGTGGAGTCATCTCACCAATCTTTTTATGATGCGACACCAACACAATAGCCACCTTATGCCTTTTCTTTATATTCACAATCTTACGCAACAACTCCATTATATCCGAGTTCTTAGACATCGACAACTGCGTACTCGTATACAAATTATCTACTACCAGCACATCATATTCTTCATGCACTAAATTAGCGTCAATTATATCCCATTTATCCTGAAACAAATTCGATTGCCCATCACCAGTAAAGCGCAGGTTCTTATCCAGATTGTCCGACTCAATTGGGTACTGATCCATCAACGGCTTACTCACATTCTTAATCAATCCACTAAAACTCTCATCCTTCAACTCAAACTGCACATGCAGCACACGCTGCGCAGTAGGAATCCGATAGTTCATAAACGGCACACCCATAGCAAGGCACATCGACAACTGCAAACTAAACACCGACTTACCCACATTCGTACCACCTGCGATACCCATAATATCACCATCATAAAACAATGAATCGATAATCGGCCTTGGCAACTGATTAAATGTGGTCCGAAACTGCGACATGCTAAACGACTGCATGCCACCTAGATCCACCGCACTTTCACCATACCTAACACACAAACTAAGCAGGTTTTCCAGCGTATTACCATCACTAAACCAGTCAGTTATATCATAGCCAGAAGGTTTATCTTTCCAATCAACGGCATACAACTCCAATTCCTTAGAAAACAGCCGTTTTGCTACCTTTTTCGAGCCTTCTATACCTTTTTCATCGTTATCGTATATAATATATAGTTTATTATATTGTGATGGCAAGGTTACTTCAGCAGGCAGCGCACCTGCACCAGACGTAAACGTGATCGCAGGTGCGCCTTGGCAGTATGCGGTGACTACATCCTTTTCACCTTCGCACAATATAAGATAGTCTTTGGAGAGTTGCGGAGTTCCAAACATCTTACACTGCGCATCACCGAACTGCTTTCCTTTATGATGCTTTACATGATTATCATTGATTTGAAATACTAACTGTGGCTTACCATCATCATTCTTTCGCACGCCTACAGGCATTTTAAGACATTGTTCATTCCAAGGCAGATCCATAGCCTTTACAAATTTTTCCCATCCATTTATAAATGCATTACGAGCATCTGCGTAGCCACCTTTGTCTACAGATACAACAGCCTTGGTATTGCTTAATACGTATTCTTCTCTCTTGTGTATTTTCTCATCTTCATCAAAATGCCATGTTTTCTGACACTTATGGCAAAAGGCATAATCCTCATTAATAGTTACTGTACCTTGAGGACGATTAGAGCCTAGATCACACTCAGGACACCAAGCTCGTAACCGATTATTTGATATGCGAGTAAATACATCCTCTAGACGAATCACAGCGCACTGCGCAACTTATTTAGTGCGCAGCAATGCTTGAAAACCTGCGCACCAGCGTCTAGCTTTTTGCGATCAATAACATGTTGATGAAACTTGCCATCTTCCTTTCCAAAACGCATTATGATACCATGAGATACTTTAGCCTTCGGCTGCGCAGCTTCGTACATCATAGTATATGCACCTAATTGAACAATCATTTCTGGGTATGGTCCACCTTTTGACGTTTTCCAATCTACCACAATCAATTCATTATCTTTCTTCGCAATGGCATCCACTGTACCACCAACCTGCAACTCTTCATTTACCAGAACCAGTTCACTGGCTAATATTTTTATGCCTGCGCCTTCGTACCATTCTTTAAAACCAAAGAATGCTTTGAGTGCTTTTTCTTCTTGATTAGGTGTGAAATCACGTGTGTCAACATCAAAACCTTGGAAAAAACCTTGTATTAATAGGTGTGTCAACGTTCCTATACGACCTGCTTCACGCATCACTGCATCTGCATCCTCACCTTGCGCAGTCATCCGCTTTGCCCACGCAATCAACGTATTCTTATTCCATCCCAACATAGCGTTGATAATGGTAGTTACAGAACTAGCACGATTGCCATTCTGAAGGACATAATTTTGTCCATGTAGCTTTGTTTTACTCATTCTCTTTCCTTTTATATGTATTAATTAAAAACAATATGTAATGCACTATAATAAGTGCCAATATTCCATTTAGCAGGTATTCTGATATATCAATTAATATCATCATATATATCCAATAACATTTCTTTTATTTCTGCTAATTCTTTATGTATATACCAGCGCATCAAATAATGATATACAATAAGCAGCACTGCGATGTATACTAAGGTAAATACATCAAATCCATTCTCGGATAGTGATTGTAGCCAAAAACTCATAATAACTCCTTTATTTTCCTGGCTACTGCTGCGACTACATCCACAGTCACTGCATTACCAGCTTGTTTATATCTTTGTGTATCACTAATAGCAACCTTCTTACCATCCAACAATCCAAACTCATTATGATTATCTGGAAAGCCTTGTAAGCGCATACATTCCACAGGCGTAAGTCTGCGTATGGAAGTTTGATTAATTTTCACTCCATGCTGATCTTGTTGGGTAAGCGTAAACATATCTTCGCCATATTCTTTAAATCTGCGACCATTTTGTCTTTTATTTGCACGATTTGGTGTTAATACTGGTTGAATCATCATCGGCACATTGTTACCGCCCATTCCCATCTGACTTGAAAGGCAAGGTGTTTCTCCTGGTACTTTGTGGTAACGTATTGCTCTGCCACCATCGGCACGTTTGCCATCAAAACTGCGTTCTGTGAATGTTTGTATTAATTTTTTTTTACGTTTTGATTTAAACGATTTATCATCTCTTCCGATAGGAAATACCGATCGTCCACCTCTGTCTCCAGTATATCCGACAAGGTATAACCGCTCTCTATTTTGGGGTAAAAACCAGCGTGTATTAAGCAGTTGCCATTCGAGTCTATAGCTCCCAATGTTGGTAAAGGCTTGGATAATTGCCCAAAAGTCTGCGCCATCGTTTGAGGAGAATGTTCCTTTAACATTTTCCCAGACAAAAACACGTGGTTTGCACTCAGTGATAAGCCTAATTGCTTCCCAAATAAGAGAACTGCGCGTTCCTTGAGTTGCCCCAGCGCGCTTTCCAGCGATACTAAAATCTTGGCAAGGTGATCCAAAAGTGATAATGTCGATTTTGGGAAGGTTTTCTGATCGAATAGATTTAACATCTCCTAACTCCTCTGCAAATGGATTATTATATTTATATACTGCGCTGGCATATTTGTCTACCTCGGCAAATCCAACGTAATCAAACTCAAAGCCTGCACGTTCAAAGCCTAAATGGAATCCACCTATTCCACTAAATAGATCTAAAAATTTCACACCTGACATGGCTGCCTCAACCATAGCCAAACCAAGGAATCTACATTTATCATCCTTCTAAACATTTTTGTCAGGTGTGCATTGATTACAAATCTTTTTTTCTTTACCATATGTCACAAAATCTTCGTAATACTCTATGTGGTACTTTGTTGTTTGCTTAGATCTCTCCCAGCACCGATTGCATGCAGTACAATGGTATATATGCTCATCTGCCTTGAATGCATCAGTATTCTTTCGATCTTGGTTTCTATTATACTCAAATATAGTTTTACTCCAGTTTAATACATCATCCATTTATCTCTCTCCTTACTTTGTTAGTTATATCTACTTCAGAGCCATCAAACAATATCTGCGCAGCAAACAATAGCTCTCCACCTCTCCTTAAACTTTTTAATTTTTTAAGGTCTTTAATTAAATCTTTTAAGTCTAGCCTTGTAATCACCTCATCGGCTGTTTGTAAATCTTCAGTATCATACTGGATACTACCTGCGTAATATTCTATCATAAGCCACAAAATCCTTCTTCGCACATAAACAATTCCTGTTGATCTGCAAATTCTATTCTTTCTAATGGTATTAGCGATCTATGTAAATACATTTTATCTTTTAAACCTCTCTTTGATGAATCTCTTATAGCATGATCTACTTCCACGCATTGCTGCCATTCTTTTGGGTGATTATCTTTTATATCCTTCCAGTTTTTGTCTGAATGATAAGGACAAAACGTACAGGATGACTTAGGTGGTGTTGGAAAAGAAAATCGCTCAAAAACTTTTATACAATCTCCTCTACTCATTCTTTTATCTATTAATGGATATTTATAATCAATTCTTGGTAATTGACTTTCTTTCATTCGTTGAATTTCATCTAAAGTAATACCTAGCCACATTTCTGTCTTTGGCATTCTTTGTCGTGGTTTCAAACCATGCAATTCTCTCACCTTCTTAATCACTGGCTGTATCTTGTATTCGCTAGTACACTGCCTTCTCACCATTCCACCAGTTTCACTAAAGGCAGGTATAGATGCCCATCTTTGACCAGTGCTATTTTGTTTTTTTAAAATATCTTGTAATAAATTTTTTTTATTAACTACATGTATTGGTATACCATCATTACATTTTGCCCACTCCTGTAACATTTCTAATATTTCATAGGTCCTTGGTAACTCTGCGCCAGGATCAGCAAAAACTGCGTGATCTGCTCTCTTAATCATTTTAATACTACTTAAAAAATATAAAGCAGTGCTTTGCACACCTAAACCAAGTGAAATCACTTTCATCAGCTAAACTCTGGAAACCTTTCGTAAGAATAAAACCACTTTCTGCCTTTGCTCTGATTATTCTTACCTGTACTCAGCGCAAGGCACAATCCATGCGTATTTTCATATGGTACATACGCAACTATATCTTTAGGTACATAATACACTGCCACCACATCAACGCGTCCAGTATTGCGATATTTACTAAGGTTTATTTCTATCGCTGTGCCTCTAGATACTTCAACTACTGACTTGACCTGCACACGCTTCATTGCACCATTAGTCATCTCAACTACCAGATCTACTTGATCTGCATCTACAATAGGATGATACACATTATAACCTTGTAAAATTAAATCTTTTTGTACTGCTAGTTCACCCAGCGCACCTTTAAATTGACTCAGCATCTTTCTTCCAATCTATAAAAGTTTCAAAAAACTCCATCGTAGCTAACGAAGAACTATCCATGTTATAGTTAGGACCATAGCCAGTATCTTTTATATTTGACTCAGAGAGTAATTCTTCTGACCTTGCCCAGCCTAACAACGTAAATACAGGACTTGCGTCATGCACTAATATAAATGCATCACAGTCTTTTACGTTCTTTTTTAGCTTTGCTTGTAAATATCCAGGATTATATTTTGTAGTCTTAACATCGATCTTTACATCACTAATGCTTAGATCATAACCACTATAATGTGGTCCAATTACAAAGTCAGGATAGGCATTATATTGTTTACACACAGCGAGTTCTCCGCAAACCCCACGCATATCAATAGTTAAATCACGCGGACCGCGAGATGTCACTCCATTGCGTTGATTCTGATTCATTTTTGCTTGTGCTACGCCCTTCGCTATCCGCAACTCCATTTGGCTTAGTGTTACTTGCATGTGGATTTTCCTTATCGATCGCAGCCAAAAGCACCATGTAATTTGCCACATCGAGACAACGATTGTATGTGGTTTCATCACTATGGGTTTTGCCTGTCTTTGCATCGTTAGCCAGCGCATCAACATGTTTCAATACATATACCATTAGTGCCTGCTTTGGTGTAATTCCAAGCCGATCCGCTACGTGCTTAAAATTGTATAGTTTATCATCATTGCTAATGGTATACTCGATTGATTTGTTATCA